CTTCATTTTGATTTAGAGTACGATAACATATTAATGTGCTCTCAAAGAGGTAGAGCGGGACAAATTGTTGGGTCAGGATTTAGTGGTAAAAAATCCCAACTTGGTGTTCGTATGACTGCGGCAGTAAAAAAATTGGGATGTTCTAATCTAAAAACATTAATGGAAGATGATAAGTTAATGGTTTGTGATTATGAAATCATTAGTGAATTGACCACGTTTATTCAAAAACATAATTCTTTTGAGGCAGAAGAAGGTTGTAATGATGACCTTGCAATGTGTCTGGTTATTTTTTCTTGGCTTGTTGCACAAGAATACTTTAAGGAAATGACGAACAATGATGTTCGTAAAAGAATTTATGAAGAGCAAAAGAATCAAATTGAACAGGACATGGCTCCTTTTGGATTCATTTCAGATGGTCTTGATGGTTTGATGGAAGACTATATTGAACCAGAAACGGGAGATCGTTGGTTAACTGTAAATAAAGATAATATGAACGATTTTCATCAAAATTGGAACGTTGATGAGTATGGAGATCGATCTTATATGTGGGACTATCGATAAGAGGCAGAATTTTATAAATACTTTTAGAATAATTCTGGACTTGTAGAGGGATACAGATGGCGCTAAATTTAGCATCTCCGGGAATTGTAGTAAAAGAAGTTGATTTAACAGTTGGACAAGTCGCTCCAGTCTCTACCGGCGTTGGAGCAATTGTTGCTCCTTTTGCAAAGGGACCAACCGATGTTCCGACTTATGTAGCAAATGAGAACGATTTACTAAACATTTTCGGTGAACCATATAATACGGATAAGCATTACGAGCATTGGTTAGTTGCATCTTCATATCTATCTTATGGCGGTGCACTTCAAGTCATAAGAGCAGATGATTCTGACATCAAAAATGCTTTTGTTGGATCTGCATCAAGTGTTAAAATCAAAAGTTTAACTGATTACACCAATCTTGGATATGATTTAAATACGATTACTGGCGTAACTTTTGCAGCACAAAACCCAGGATCTTGGGCAAATGGAATTAAAGTTGCAATGATTGATGCAAAAGCAGATCAAATTATTAGCATTGCTTCCACAGCAGGACTCTTTGTTGGATATGGAGTAACACAACCATTTACTGGAACATTTGCTAGTATTGGATCAACTACCCCCGCAACTGGTTACTTAAAAGGTATCATTACGGAAATTGGAACTGCAACAATTTCTATCAAAGTTTTATCTCAAGTATCGACAGGAAATACAGTAGCAACAGTTGATTATCAACCATTTGGCACTTATGCATTTAATACTACTTCAAATATTGTAGTATTTAATGGTAGTGGGACGGGAATAGCAACTGTAACTCCTACAGGAATTCTTGATTGGTATGATCAACAAACGATCACATTAACAAATTCTACAATTAATTGGAATAATATCGCACCACGTCCTGCAACATCATCTTATGCAGCTGCAAGAGGATCGAGATTTGACCAAGTAAACGTTGTAGTCGTTGATGATTTAGGGAATGTGACTGGAAATGCGGGTACAATCTTAGAAAAACATCTGAGCATATCTAAGGCAACTGATGCAGAATTTTCTGTTGGTAGTCCATCATATTGGAGAAGATTCCTTTCGACGGGATCTAAGTTTATTTTTGGTGGTGGTGCACCTTCATCATTAACTGTAACTGGATTTGTTAGTGGATATAGTCAAGCAACCGCTAATGGTTGGGATCAACCAGCAAATAATATCATTTTTGGAGCATCTGGATCAAATACCTATACCCTAAATGGTGGACTTGACTATAATGGTCAAGCGGGTATTACAACTTCTGGTTCCTTAACCGCAAGTATTGGGTCTCTTGCTTCTGGGTATCAACAATTTATCAATAGTGAGCAAACTCAGGTTAATTTCATCCTGATGGGATCAGCAAACTATGATAAATCTTCCACTCAAGCAATTGCTCAGCAATGCATTGCAGTTGCCGAAGAAAGAAAGGATGCAGTTGCATTTGTTTCCCCATATCGCCAAGCATTCTTAAATGATACTGCAACAGGATCTGCTACAGTATATTCAGATTCAGTTATTACGGATAATGTAATTAGTTTCTATTCATCAATCCCATCTACTTCATACGGTGTCTTTGATAGTGGATACAAATATGTTTATGACCGTTTCTCAAATACTTTCCGTTGGATTCCTCTCAATGGTGATATTGCTGGACTTTGTGCTCGCAATGATGCCAATAATTTCCCATGGAATTCTCCAGCAGGTACTTCAAGAGGTTCGATTTTAAACGCAGTTAAACTTGCATACAATCCAACTAAAGCACAGAGAGATCGCCTTTACACAAACAGAATTAATCCAGTAATCTTCTCACCTGGAGCTGGAATTATCCTTTTTGGGGATAAAACTGGTCTTGGTTACTCCTCTGCATTTGATAGAATTAATGTTCGTAGACTTTTCATCTACCTAGAAAAAGCAATTTCTGGTGCTGCAAAAGATCAACTCTTCGAATTCAACGATGAGATTACAAGAACAAACTTTGTCAATATTGTCGAACCTTTCTTACGTGATGTAAAGGCAAAGAGAGGTGTTTATGATTACGTTGTAGTTTGTGATGAAACAAACAACACTGCAGCAGTGATTGATAGTAATGAATTTGTCGCTGACATTTACATCAAACCATCAAGATCAATTAACTTCATTGGTCTGACTTTTGTTGCCACCAGAACTGGTGTCTCATTTGATGAAGTAATCGGAAAATTCTAATTAAATAGAGGTTTAAAACAATGGCAACCAGAAATCAAATCAATCAACCAGCACTAAGAAAGATTAGTGATTTTAAAAGTAAATTATCTGGAGGCGGTGCTCGCCCCAACCTCTTTGAAGTTGTACTTTCCTTTCCAACTTCTGCTCCAACAGATACCAACACTTTAGATAAATCCAGATTTTTAATTAAGGCTGCAGGTCTTCCTGCCTCAACAATTGGACCAATCAATGTCCCATTTAGAGGAAGAATCTTAAAAATTGCTGGAGACAGAACATTTGAATCTTGGACAATTACAGTTATTAATGATACGGATTTTGCAATTCGTTCTGCTCTTGAAAATTGGATGAATTCAATTAACAGAGTTTCGGATAATACCGGCGTAACTGATGCTTCACTATATCAGGCAGATGCATTCGTTTATCAGTTGGATCGTGATGGATCTACTTTGAGATCATATCACATGTATGATATTTTCCCAACAAATATTGCTCCAATTCCACTTTCTTATGAAGAAACTGATAGGATTGAAGAGTATACCTGCGAATTCCAAGTTCAGTGGTGGGAAGCTATTAAAGGTAGTGGCGCTTCTGCTGGCGGTCAAGACATCAATTAATACCTGATAAATAGATAAAATAGTCAATAATATAACATGGCAGGTGCAAAACTTTTTGGTTTTTCGATTGATGATTCTGATGATAGGTTAAAATCCAAATCTGTTATCTCCCCCGTTCCTCCCAACAATGAGGACGGGGTTGATAATTTTATTGCAAGTGGATTTTATGGTCAGTATCTAGATATTGAAGGCATCTATAGAACAGAGTTTGATCTGATCAAAAGATACCGTGAAATGGCTCTGCATCCGGAATGTGATAGGGCAATTGAAGATGTTGTAAATGAAGCAATTGTAAGTGATCTCTACGATTCACCGATTGAAATTGAACTTTCTAATTTGAATGCAAGCGACAAATTAAAAGATACAATTAGAAAAGAATTTAAATATCTCAAAGAAATCATGGACTTTGATAAAAAGTCTCATGAAATTTTTAGAAATTGGTATATTGATGGCAGAATCTATTATTTAAAAGTAATTGATGTTGATAGACCTGAAGATGGAATTATGGATCTGAGATATATCGATCCAATGAAAATGAGATATGTTCGTCAGGAAAAAATAGATAAAAACAAAGAATTATATAACTACGCAAAAATAAATGAAACACAAAAAGTATTCAATCCGGAAATTGAAGAATACTTTTTATATACATCTTCACCGGGATATCCAACTGGAATGATTTCTGGTGGAGGAAGTCAAAAAGCGATTAAAATTGCAAAAGATTCAATTACTTATTGTACTTCAGGATTAGTAGATAGAAATAAGGGTACTATTCTTTCATATTTACATAAAGCAATCAAAGCACTCAATCAGCTTCGTATGATTGAGGATTCTCTCGTCATTTATCGCTTATCTCGTGCACCAGAAAGAAGAATTTTTTATATTGATGTAGGAAATCTTCCAAAAGTAAAAGCGGAGCAGTACCTTAAAGAGGTTATGTCTCGTTATAGGAATAAACTCGTTTATGATGCAAACACGGGCGAAGTTCGTGATGATCGCAAATTTATGTCAATGATGGAAGATTTTTGGCTTCCAAGAAGAGAAGGTGGTAGGGGAAC